TGAGGTAGACCTTGAAAGAAACGTACATTATCAGAATCGACCCATTGTCCCTGGCCCGTGTAGTCTGTAACTTCTTTATTTACGCCTGGTTTTATTGTGAAATTAACAAGTGGCATGACGCCTACTTTACATCATCTTTTTTAGCAAATAAAGAGCCAAGTTGAAGTTGTCATGTTATAGTCTATACTTCTTCCCAACCAGTTGTATTGTCTGATTGGTAATTTGTTTCATTCCATTTGTAAATTTTTCCATCCGCAGGATGAGCAATAGGTGCTTCCCATAGACAAGTATCTTCAATTAATACCCAACTACCATAAGGTTGAGGTGGTACAAAAGCATCTCTTGTTTTGTCGTAGGTATAACCATTACCAGCATAATTTTTACGAAAGCTTTCATTGTATGATGTTTGAATCCATAAAAATGAATCACCTACTTTTCCTGAATTTATAAAGTCTTGTTCCGATACAATTACTTCTGTAACTGTGTTTGTATTATTTATTTTTGCAAAATGTGCCATATTATGAATCCCTTAAATATCTAACGATTACGATTCCTGAACCACCGTTACCACCTGAATAGGAAGCACCAGAGTTACCATTGTAACCTCCACCGCCACCGCCACCACCAGTGTTTGCTGTACCAGCAGTTGCAGTATAACCTGAACCAGCACCACCTCCACCGAGACCACCAGCAGGACTACCACCACCTGAAGTGCCGTAGCCACCGCCACCGCCTCCTCCAGCGTAATAAGTAGCTGTACCTGTTATTGAAGATTGTAAACCAACACCACCAATACCACCTGTTATATTACTTTGATTATTACCACCGACTGCTCCAGCACCACCACCAGCTCCTGTTGCTGTACTAGCACCATATCCACCATCATTTCCTTGACCAGCAGTTCCAGAACCTTGATTTCCATTACCAGGGTAAGAACCACCACCTGAACCACCATCACCTGCCGCTCCAGTTTTTGATCCAAAGCCACCACCATCAGAAGTAATAGTACTAAAGACAGAATCTGAACCTGAAGTTGCATTTGCAGTAGTACCATTTCCACCAGCACCTACAGTAACTGTAGTTCCTGCTGCTGCAACTGAAAATCCTGTTGCAGTTAAAAATCCTCCAGCACCGCCTCCACCACCAAAAGTTCCGCCACCGCCTCCACCACCAGCGACTACTAAATATTCGACAGTAATAGCTTTGTTTGTTGTGAATGTTCCACTACTTGTGAAAGTACGAATATCATATAAACCATCTTGTGTAAGTGTTCCACCTGAAGTTACAAGTGCTACTTCATTGGTTACATCATCATCAACTGTTGGAATCCAACCTTGTGTTGCACCTGAATAAACTATAGTAACTGATTGACCATTTGTATTATATACTGGATTTGGTGTTGCGCTTCCTTGAAAGTTTAAACTATTTTGATTTAGTGTGACTGCATTAGTTCCCCATTTTCTAGCATAATCAACAATTACAATGGTATCGCCTACGGAAGCTGAACCTGGTAAAGTAAGAGTACAAGCATTTGATGTTGTATTGATCCAATAACCTTTATTAGATGCTATTGTAGCAGTAGAAGCAGTTATTATAGAAGCTTGCCATTCAAGTGAGCTAAATCCTGTTGCAGTTCCATTGTTCGTTAAAGTCACTCCACTAGGAATAGTAAAGGTATCCCCGCTATCTCCGAGAGTTAAGGAGGTACCTGATTGAGGGACTAATTTATCTACTGCTAATTCACCAGTGACAGTAACTCCTGCGGATGTTGTTTCAAACTTTTTTACATTGTCGTGAAAAATATCGACACCATCATTTACATCCATTGTTAAAAATGTTTCTGTGGCAGTATCAGATCTTATAGTTATGTTGTCACCTTGAATGTTTAATTCACCTGTGTTGTTTTCAATAAAACTATTTGTGCCATCATGATAAATTTGTAAGTCGTCACCTGTACCAAACACTTCTTTAACATTATCATTAAGTTTTATATTGCCTGTAAAAGTTGCACCTGTAGTTAAAGCAGCAAGTGCATTACCAAATTCAGATTTTTTAACAGTAAAACTAGAAGCTCCTTCACAATACAAATAAGAATATTCTGATTGAGTTATTAATGTGCCATTACCTGTATACCCTGTCGCTGCAACAGTAATAGTGAAAGATCCTGTAGTGTTATTATAAAAAACATAATTATTTTCAACCGCAGGAATAAAAACAACTATATTACCTGTTAGTGTTCCAGTTAACTCAATTACTTTGTTAGAAGATTCTGCGGTAGGATCTGAATTGCCTGTGGTTAATGTAATATTTGCAGAGCCTGCAACGCTTTTAGATAGAAATCCTGCATTGAAAGCATCAACTGTTTTTAAATTTGTATTTGTATTTGTTCCCCATGTGGCCGCATTAGCGCCCGTTTCCATGAGTTCTAGTTTTAAACTATCTGAATATGTTGATGCCATTTTTTAAACCTTCCAAAAATTTACTAAACTTTCGATCACTTTTCAATCTATTTATTTCGTGTCTTTTTATTATATTATGCAGCGATTGTGGCTGTGTCTACCTCTACCCAAGTGTTGTTTGCATTTGTATTTACATTTGCCCAGGGTGAACTGAATATATTACCTAATTCTAAGGACATAGCAAGACCTGTAACAGGAACAACTGCATTACCAGTTATAGTTTCAGTTCCTTCTGCAAAGGTCATTGTTAAGCCAGTAACAGGAACAATAACTCCAGTTCCTACTGCGGTAGATGCAGTTCCTACAGAAGTTGCTACAGTAGTTAAAGCTGATACAGCAACAGGAGCATCGGTGGCTGGACCTGCTGATCCTTCAGTAAGGGTCATTGTTATGCCAGTGACATCTACTCCTACAAAAGATGAAGCGATTACAGTACCAAGTGATAACTGCATTGGATCTTCACTTGCTATGACAGCGGCACTACCTTCACCAACGACGGATGCTCCTGAGATGGCTGTGTTGAATTCTATTCCGTTTACAGCTATGGTTTGACCTCCTTCAGTAGATAGAGTTCCTGCTGCTGTTGCAATCTGTAAACTTGTGAGCTGAACATTATCACCAACACCAGCTGATAATGTTCCAGCTGTAGCATTCAGTAGTAAAGAATCAGGTTCTACTATTTGTGGAGCTCCACCACCCCAGTTATATGATCCCCATTCTCTTCGACCCCAACCTTCGTCTACACTTACTTCTTCTCCTGTATTTCCTTCTGAGAAGCTCATAGTAAGTCCTGTTACTTCAATAATAGAACCATGAGAAACAGCAACGCTGCCTAATTGTGTATTAATTAAATTTGTAGTAACATCAACTCCTATTTCCTGAGCGGCAGTGGCTGTTCCTGTGGCAGAAGTAAGTACAAGTCCTGTCACTGATATATCTGCATCAGCGATAATTAGTTCAGTACCTAAAGAAGTATTGACTTGATTACCTGTAACTTCGACAGGAATAAATTCACCCCAAGAGCCTGAACTCCACGCTCCTCTGCCCCAACCAGCAGTGGAGAAATTTCCTATTAGAGCAGTGCCTCCCATTCCTGAGTGATAAGTACAATAGTAATAAAGAATTGAAAGTGTTGAAGCGGGAGTTATTGTAACTGAACGAGTAGTATAAGAATTAAAATTTGTTGCGTAATCTGCGGCGCTAACAGTTGCTCCATCGCCAGTATATACTACATTCGTAGTATATACCGTACCCCCTCCGTGTGTACCATCAGAGGTTTGACTGAAATTAAAAGGATGTCCCCCATTAGAAGCAGCATCCTGATTAAAAACATATTGAGTACCCGCATCTAAAGTTATAGTTGCTTGTTGTACACCATCAATGGCGTACTTGTTTCCAGACCCTGTACTTACAACGGTTACAGTGTAGGTGGTCATTTAGACCTCCTATGATAATCTTAATATAGCACTTGTTGCGTTGTTTGTTGGGAACTGAATTGTAAAAGTACCGTTAGTTGAAGTTTTTACACCACCAAAATCCAATACTGCAATAGCTGCATTTGTGTTAGCTGAGTTTGTTCTGTTATATATTAAAGCTGCCTGAGCTGAAATAGTAGCAGACGTAAAACTCAAGTTTGCAAAATCTACAAAAGCTGTAGATGCTGTCGCACTTGTTTTTGTTAAACCAACAGTTGCACTCGCTAGAGTACCTCCGCCAGCTGCGTATGTTCCTGAGTTACCAACTTCATTGGTAGCTGAATATGCTGTTGTGTTTGCGTCTAAACTTGCAGAGCTAGTGTATAGAGCTAAATTTACGGTGTTATCCACTAAATCATGCTCAGCTAATAATAACTGCTCTTTAAATGTAGCACAAACTGCTTGGTTTATTGCCATCTTATGTACCTCCTGGGTCTACTGATCTTAGAGGAATTCGTAACACGCCATCCATGTACTCATCCCTACGTTTACGTCCCATCTGCTCGTTAGCGTAAGTTGTCATTGCAGATTGAAACTTCTGATCGTATATTTGCATATCCTGTGAATTTTTCAAGTAGGAATATGCTTGTGCTACGCATCCATAAATTAAAACTTCTTGTGCATTCGTAGATAAGAATGTTGTTGTATTAGTGTTACTAAGTCTTTCAGGAGTTTCATCATACCACATTTCAATAGTATAAATAGCATCAGGAGTAGGAGCTAAAATTATAGTATTTCCATTCCAATTTCCCCAAAATTTAGGAAAGCCTGTTCCTGTAGTTTCACTTCTTTGATTAGCATATTCGTCCATAAATGTGGCATCTCTTTGTTGAAGCCAAGTGCGTTCATTGGAGGAGTTAAGAATTTGTAATCCTCTTGCAAATCGAAAACCACCTTCAGGACCAGACACATCCAAGAAAGCATTATTAGCCACGGAAGTAGCGGTGGCGTATCGTCGTTGCGCATCGGAATCAACCTCTCTTGCTACTTGATCTTCAATATTTATTATAAAAACATTTATAACAGCGTTAGTTAATACTTGATTACTTACCTCTGTGTAGTTTCTAACATTATCTAATAATTCACTATAATTCATTATGGGTTCACTATGTTTACGGTTACTCTACCAATTCTTGATCCTATAATCAATGGTTCTTCTACTACTGAAGGTTGCATTCCTACGGAAGTGAAAGAACTATTTCCCGGTGCTCCCACAAAAACTGTCATGGTGTTCGGTCTATCTGGTCTAGGATTTTGTAAAGCCTGTGGATCAGGTTTATTGTATGGTGGATTTAATTGTGGTTGTTTTGGTTCATAACATTGAGGACAGACCATTAAGCCGTTCCATTCTTTCATTAAAGATAAATAAGGATATTGAAAACCACAACGGTCACATATGGCTTGTGAATGAGTGCCAACTGCAAACGCCATAATTAAGACCCTGAAGCAAAAAAGTTTGATGGAGTTAAATGAACAGAGGTAGATTGACTACCTTCAATAAGTGCTCTATTTAATTCATCTTCGTAATACATTTTTAATTCTTGAGTTTTAGCTGGATTGTATTTTTGTGATAAATAAAAAGCTAATCCTGAAGTTAAACAAGGATAAAAAGTATAATATATATCTGGTATATTTGTATAAGAACCAGCATCTTGAATTCTTGCCATATAGTTAAAATTAATTTGCGTGTCTGTAACATTAGGAGTTAAGTATAAATTAATTGTTACATTAGCGTGACCATTAGAAGTAAATATTTCTTGTTGAATATAATACTGACTTGGTGTTCCTTGAGAAAATTTATTGGGAATTTGTAAATACTCAGATCTCGAAACCTGAGTCATTGTTGTATCAACATTATTATTTCTAAAAACTGCCTCAAGAATATCATCCGTATTCCCTGGAAGTTGATAAGCAGTTGTGCCTGCAACTAAATTAATAGTATGATTTTCTACTTTCCAAATATGTACACCACGATTACCCCATTCAGAGAGTAATAAATTTAAACTACGCTTAGCAGATTTAATATCGTAACCTGTTCGCACTTGTCTATTATTTCTTTCAAATGCCTCAGCGATAAGTTCTTCTGTGTCAAGTGTAAACGTGGTTGTACCTGAAGTAGCCATATTAAATTACTTTTTAAGTCCTCTAATAATTCTTCTTTTTTCAGCAGATAGATTTCTTTTGCCTCTTGATGTGTTAGCTTTTTCAGCGTTAACACGACCGAGTTCTTCTAATCTATTCATACGACTTGTATTTCTTTTAACAGCTCCACCTTTGTTCATAGCTCTGCCTCTTGCATCAGCTTGTAATGCAGAACCATAATTACTTTTAAGAGCTCTTCCAACTGAATCAGCTGTTACTTTACCACCCATATTAAATTTTTTAGATCCTTTTTGAGTCATCTTAGCATTTTGAGCATCTAGTGCTGGTGAAGATTTTTGAGCTTTTCTTTTAGCAGTGATTCCGCCTTTGCTCATCTTAGCCATCATTCCGCCGCCTCTTTTTTTAACGACTTGTTTTTTCATAGGTCCGCCGCCTTTTCTTTTAACGACTTGTTTCTTTTTTCCCATCATGGTCTTACTCCTTTTTAAAAAGTTTTGTATACAAATTTTGCCTCGTTAATACTACATCTTCGTAATACTCCTTTGGCCACTTGTCATAATAACCTATCTTATGTAGTTTGCAACTTGCATCATAGAGTTGCTTGAATTTTTGAACTAGCATCATAGAATATTCTAAATCACTGTGTTCTATTGTTTCCTCAGTAGGATCTACTAAAAAAGCTTGATCTTCAACTGTTGCTGGGCTAAATGGGTGAAAGCCCATAAAATATACGTCTTTTTTATTGTAAAGATTGTTGTAGAAATCTATTTTTTCTTGAAATTGTTCAGGTGTAAATTGATCGAAAAAAGGATCACAAAAAATTATAATATCATGTTGTTTTTTATTCCAAGATTTGAGGGTATCTGTAAGGTGCTTTTCGTATTTAGTTTTGTCCATACGAACCTCTATTCTAAGCTTTCCTTCTTTTCTCCATTTAGCTGCAAAAGGACATGCTGGGAAACCTATGTGTTTATTCATAGGTTCTAAAACTTTTTTAGACCATTGAATAACGTCTTCTTTTATTTTTTCAGCTTGTTTTTTTCTTGACAATTGTTTTCACATTCGTGGGTTTACCACCTGGATTACCAGCTTTTTGTTTTCTGCTAACAGCACTAGCTTTTTGTCCTGTAGACATTGCTCTTGCTTTTGCTATGGGAACACACTTAGGATAATTTTTTCTTTTTTCTTTTCCTGATCTACCACACTTAGGATAGGAACCATCAGCTTTTTTATTAGCTATGTCTACCCAATTTTCTCCTACCCAAGCTTTAAGACCTTTTTTAGTTTTAGACATTATGCTCTTTTAGTTACTTTTCTTCTATTCTCCATAACACCACCACAACCTTTGGCAATGCCACCTTGATTATAATTAGAAACAGCTTTTCTTTTCTGAGAAACTTTATTAATCATTCCTCCATCAGCTTTTTTTCTACCACCCTCAACTGTTTTGCCAGAGCAAATTGAACCAGCGTACATATTAGCATAAGCACTAGGATATACTTTAAACTTTCTTTTCGCTGCTGCTTTACCCTTTGCACAAAGTTTAGCCATTAGAAATCCTCTTCATTGGCCTGCTTTTGATCCCGAAGAACAATCGCATATTTTAAGATGAAAGATATTACATATAATTCTTTTTAATCTAGATTTAATTTTTTTAAACATTATCTACTCCTTATCTTTTTTAAAGTTTGTGCAAATCTTGCACGTTGTCCAAGTTTCCCTGGAGCTTTCGCTGCTTTGTTTAAGGTTTTTGCAGGAATTTTTTTGCCTTTTTTAATACCTAAAGATTGTCTTAGAGCACCAGGCTTTTTAATAGCTTTTTTAATATTTAATTTAGGTGCCATTATTTAATATCCTTTTTCATAAAATTTTCCATCCACATTATTTTTTCTTTAATAATAGCGACGTCAGTTTTAATAACATCAATAGTTTCAACTTTACTTTCAAGAGCTTCTATCTTAGTTGTAAAAGTTCCATAAAGAACACCACAAGCTAAAACCAAAGGTAAGAATGAAAGTAAATATTTAAGGTCTATTTTCATGGCATTATCCTATCATTAATTTGTTGATTCACTGAGAGTTTTTTTATTAACTCCCTTGCATTTTTCACGAACAGTTGCAAATT